GCATCGGCTAGATTGGAGCTCCGGCGAGCATTCAACGTTTCAAAGTAAACTGTGGGTGTCGACATATGTTGGAGGTAGTTCCTCCGGATGTCTACACCCGTTCGGATGGGCTTCATTGACCGTCACACAGTGCTGTACTGTGTAGTTTCGCCATTCCCATATGGTTGGGAGTGGTCTTTTTGAGAGGGGTGTGTGTGTTCCAAGTCCAACGGGATCCACACGCTACCAAACCTCGCTGTGAGGTGCTTTGGTGGAAGGCTTATCCACCAGTTTCGCTTGGCTTACAAGATCTTGCCCGTTCATATATAACATATGACCGGGAGAACTGCAGTTATGTACGTAGGTAGGTATCGTCTCGTTTCGCTTCACAGCAACAGCCGAACCGTGCGTAGTGAAGGAGTCACCATGTCGGGACGCAACTCGCTACTCTTTGACCGAAATATGTGTCCACTCTGTGGATACTAAGCTTCAGGGAATCCCAACCCCAGATAAAACTGGAAAACTCGTTACCCTCACCTCCCCCTTCCCCACCCCCACAGGTTCCTATAGAGTTAACCTGTACCGCGCTCCTTGGTATGGACATTGGTGAATGTTGCATTTGCAACAAACTCTTACCCCGCTTCTGGCTGGCACACATAGTGTGCCCCAGTTGCCCAGCGGCCGTTTGTGAATCATGCATTTTCGAATGTGTGAACCATCGACTATTTCGCTGCCCTTTGCGTAGGACCCCATCAATTGCTCCGTTGATGTTCGAATTTGCGCTTACACACCTCACCCTCGGAGGTCTGTCATTCTATGACAAGGAAGCTTTTTTGTTGTTTTTGACAAACAACACGTTACCCTACAGTGACTTTGGTGTAGAAGATGCAAGCGTAATAGACTTCGCTCCACCAACACAACTGAACGGTAACAACGGGGAGTGGACCAATGGTGATGATGTTAATGGGAGACACTTGCGGCAACAAGCTCGCAATGGATTTCCCATCATCCCTGGCGAGTCCCCTCCCCCTGGGGGTTACGTTCCTTCCACTCCACGGAAGAAGCGCAACTCCCGACGCCGCAAAGCGCGTCAGAAGCCCCCCAACCAAATCCTTGAGGGAGTTGTCCAACCTGTGGTTGGCAACATTCCTCCTCCTGTCATGCAGGAAATGGAAGTGCCTGTTGTAGAGGAAGCTCTACTACTTGGTGGGGACGACATAGAAG